CGCTTTATCTATTGTCATAGCATGTCCTTATTTAGTAGTACCCTTCAAACCTTCGCCTGAACTGCTTTGGCTCATCTTCCTCATCTAGCAGAGTCTTGATGTAGCCACCTTTACGGAACCGCATTAGCGCAAGGGACACAGAATCCACATAATCGTCATGTTCACCTGCAGGAAACGAAGCCACTTCATCTATTACTTCTTCCGCCCAGTTAGTATTAGGTGCCCATACCCTACCAGACGCAAATAAATCAGATACAGCGTTGAGTCTACTAATCTTATCATTGCCTTTAGTCGGCGTAAACTCTTGCACTGGGATGCCCATCGCCCTCATCTCGTATATCAGGGGAGCACCCGAGGCTTTCTTTTCAATAATGATACTATCTGGTTCCCACTCTTTGTAATGTTCTATTGCTACTTTCTTAAGTCTTGGAAACTCCATCCTTTCTCGGAAGGCATTTAACAGTATAATGTTAGCTTGCATTATCCCTGCGTCATCCTCCTTGTAGAACACGCCCCAAGTAGTTAATGCTGAGTAATCCGCCCTCTGAGTCTTTTCAAACGCAGTATCCCAAGCCATTAGTGTGAATTCACACGACGGGGGGTCCTCTTTCTCCCAGAGTTTCCACCATTCCCTCTTAACTATCGCACTTGTTTCAGAAGTAGGGTTCTGCTGGTACTGAGCCATCCATTTTGAGTTGGGTAGCTCCCTTTTTAGGGCTTCAAGTTCTTCTAGGGGCCAAAATTCAGGCCATAGGGGTGAGCCCGACTCCATAATAGCAGGAAACTCAATAACTTCCCACTCCTCCCCGCTTCTTTGTGCTGAAGATTTAAGCACTTGGCCTACAAGATCTCGTTTACTCCACCGAGTAGCTACAATAATTATAGATCCACCCGGTTGTAGACGTTGCCTTGGGCCCGATGTGTACCACTCGTAGGTCTTATCGTAGATTTCTGGGTTAACTTCAGCTAACGCCGCCTCTTGTTCTGAGTGTGGGTCATCTATTATCAGCAAATCAGCGCCTTTACCCGTTACAGCACCCCCTACACCAATAGCAAAGTAGTCTCCCCCTTGGTTTGTGGCCCACCGACCTGCTGCTTTAGAGTCAGTCTGCAGTGCAACCCCGGGGAATATCCTCGTATACTCATCTTTATCCACTAAGTTACGCACTTTACGCCCAAATCCTACCGCCAACTCAGCAGTATGGGACGTTTGGATGACTTTCTTATGGGGATACTTGCCTAAAAACCACGCTGGAAGGAGATATGAGGCGAATTCTGACTTAGTATGGCGGGGTGGCATATTGATAATGAGCCGTTTTAGCTGCCCACTAGCCACTCTTTCAAACGCTGAGGCCATCTTTGCATGGTGCCGCCCTGAGATAAACGTAGGCCACACCTGATTAACAAACGCTATGAACTTCTCTTGGGCTAACTTCTTCTTCCGTAGTTCTTCTAACTTGTCTAACTCTGCTAATAGCCTTTCTTGTTCCGGTGCCGACAACATAGGCAGGATGCTAGGTATGTCTTTTAGTGTAACGCTGTCAAACAACTCAGTCATTAACTAGCTCCGTCATAAGCTCTGTTGGCTCTGGCTCAGGGATCTCAGCGATACCAAGTATGTCGTCTAGGTCTGCTCCAATAGGCACAACGTCAATTATATCGGCATTAAGAAGCCGTTTAACCCGTTCCTTGATTGCGTTCTCTAGTTCGCTTGGGTCTTTATAGTGTATGGTGATCTCGCTACGCTCTGTAAACAGACCTATATCACTATGCTTCCCTAGCAGCTCAAGGGCCTTCAGTTCAAACTTGGTATCCCCGCAGTTAGCAATCTCCATTAGCTTATTAGTAATAGCACTTCGTGCGGAGGCTACGTCCATTGCAAGCATCTGCCCATACGTTCTTAGAAACGCGGCTGCGGCAAAAGCTGTATTTGGTGTATTTAGTGCGGAGACTTTCTTAGACTTTATTGCGGCTTCTAGCAAAGCCTTTTCCCTAACTGCATCCTCTCCGGAGACTTCTAGTTTTGCGCCGAGGTCTACCTGTAGCTCAATAGTGTTACCTGCAATAGCCATCTCCTCAGCAAAAGTTGCCCCTACCTCATCCGACGTATTGTAGGGCATCGGTACTGATGCTGTTGGTTCTAAGTTAACTATGGGCATGTAAGAAGTTGTTTAAGTGCACTCCAGTGTGCTGGAGTATATACAGCCCAACCTAAAAAGTAAATTAAAAAATATATAGGGGGTGGGGGGTAGCAAATGGAAACATGACCGGGGGGTGTTCTGGAGTGGTAGCTTGTGGATACTCTAGTAGGGCGAGGTCTTAATTTTGTAAAAAATGGAGATGTAATGTGCAAATTAGTAAGTAAAGGGGGCTGATGTAACTAGATCTAGATTTGGGGGGTTGGGGATGGGTGGGTTTCAACCTATCCTAACATTGTTAGGCTACAGACAAAATAGTTATTTATTGTTTACATAGATTAGGTTTGGCTAGTATTTTGTGTTACATTATAGTTGTAACATCGCAAGACGGCAACGAATCCTAGCCGATATAATAGGGTTCAATACTTAGGGGTAAAGCATCATGGAAAACATTACAGTCACCAGCGTATCAGTAAACGATGACGTACTAGCTAACCATCGCAACGCCGTTGCCGCCGAACATGGCGAGGTTAAGGTTAGGTTGTATGGGGTTGAGCGTGCATACGCTTCCTGTCTGAATACTCATCTAGCCGCTGAATGGTACGAGGTTGAGCATAGTATGACAGGTGAAACAGCAAAACCAGTGCACGTTGAGAAAAAGGCGTTATACGCTGTATTGAAAGCCGCCGGACATTCTAATCCTTCTGTAGTATGGGCAAGGGTGCGCGAGTATGGCAGGGAAGAGATACACGGCAAGGTTGAGAAGGTTGAGGGTGAGAGTGAAGGCGCTGGTGATCGTAACCGTAGTCCAGTGTTACGCAACCTCGAGGAACTGCTTGCACTGTACAAGTTCAATGATCGCCTTGATGTTATACCTGCTAAAGTCGTTGAAGCTCAAAAGCACATTGTCCTAGCGTTAACCGCACTAGATCATAAGTTCATGTAAACCAACCTCCCCCCGAAAGGGGGGATTCTACAAAAGGATATAAAATGAAACCAATTACAGTATGGGAACGATTCTACCCTACGACTACGTTACACCCAGAACATTGGCAGTTTAATCATATCAGCGATAATCATACAGAGTTAAATGCACCGATAGCAGTATCAGATACTCAAATAGCAGCATGGAAAAACGCAACATGGCGCAAGTGCCGCGCCTACCTAATCAAAAACAAAGTAGTTGGTTACTGATCCTTCACTCCCCCTAAATCCCGCTTCGGCGGGATTTTTTTCGTCCGCTACTTTTGAAGTATCCACATAGTGGATACTCTGTTATCCATAGCCTAACATTGTTAGGTGCTGTCCAAATTCATTTTGGCGGGATGATAGTTCTCGGAGCAGTGGGAGCACTTACGCGGCTGAAGTATACAACGTGGGGCAATCCTCATCAATGCCCCTAATCTGTCTGTGGCTGCGTTCAAATTAAAAACCTATGCTTTACTATGTCTGTTTTTGAGCAAATAAGACCTAACATTGTTAGGCTCTCTCCAAACTTAGTTTAATCGGGATGATAGTTCTCGGAGCAGTGGGAGCACTTTGCGTGCTTTTGCAATGTTTCATTACGTGTAATGAAATGACACCCCCAAGACCCGCATGGATAGGCTTTGTGACAATGTTACGGTTTTTTTGAGGTATACCTAGGAAAAAAGAGTTAGGCAAGGCCTCCACGCAAAAGAAGAAAAGCAACACTGTCCAACCAAAAAGGTACCGCTCTATATATTTATTGAAACATTATAACATTACCTACTTTTACCCCCTCAACGCCTTATTCTACGGGATTCCTTTTGTAATGTTTTTTTTATCTCGCCTTTTTTATTTTCGTTACATATTACGTTGCAACACATTATACATTCCCCCAACCTACGCCATGCCGGACTAGAATCACTAATCACGTACATTGTCCCACACGTGCGGCTTGCCGCACTCACAGAATCTCACACAATGCCATTAGTCCTACCATAGACCAACTAACTTGACATGGCTACTTATTTGTGTTACAATATATATAGAATCGCGTTCAACACCAACTGATAGGTAATTGGGACATTTCGGACTTTTGACTTTAACCACCACCTAACAATGTTAGGCCACAAGGAGAAACAAGATGAGTAAATATGATGAGTTCTTCCCACGCCCCCCACGAAAGACATTCGAGCCTACACCGTGGCTGATTGTGATTTTGATCTTGATGGGCATTGTGCTGGTATCAGTAATCGACAACTGCGGGGTGGCATCATGACACCAGACAGAACTAAGGCAACGTACGCCAGACCACTAGCACCAGTCACTTTTAGAATCGCTACCATTACTCAAGTAGCACCAGAGACAAGGCGTAGACCTGCTGCTTATGCCATTCA